GTTTGAAACCGGCCGCAGAAGATTGAAAGCGCAACCCATACCTCCACCAAAAATCTTCAGTGCGAAGAAGCACAAGGGTCGAGGATTTTACCTTATCTCCCTACTGGTTATGCCAGCTCATTCATCTCAGGATTTCCAAGGATTAGGACTGGTCACAACAACCTAACGTAGCTCACAGCAACAAACACAATGTCTTCTGGGATCTCTGCAGCTCTGATCCTCCCCAGGACCTTGTTAACGGCTGCAGCCGTTGAAACAACTGGAACAAACTCAACGACATGCGTATAGAGATCTTCTGTTCTCAGCCCCATTTAAGGGAATTTTGCAATTTTTGCTTTTTATGATTTTTGTAAATTTTAAACACAAAACTCAACACAATAAATCCATACCATCAGGTACTTTTTGTTGGGCCACTTGACGGGAGCCCCTATTTTAAAATTTGTGATTTTTGTTCCTTTTTGTGAAAGAAGTAACACATTACACACATAACCTAAAAGAAAAACCGTGCGTGCGCAGTTTTCAGTTGTGATTAGCTTTTCAAAGACCGCGTTTTCGGAATAAACCACGAATCACGCGGCGTGAGGGGCTCAGCTTTCCGCTCCTCTCTTTTCACAGGCAAAGCCAAGCTTTTGTCAAAAGCCAGCTCTTCTACAGGGGGCAGCGTGCGCGTAGCGTCATAGCCTTGTTGGACCATCCACTTCGCAAACAATTTCTCCAACTGCGGAGTCATGTCTGTAATTGTCTTTTCTTCAGCCTTCTTTTGTTTGAGCAATTTGCGCAACATAATGGCCGTTTCCGGTGGCAACGCCACAACACGAAATTCGTCTGAAACGCCAGTAGTAGCCGTCGTTGTAGAGCCAGTTTCTGTATCCCAAGTTCCTGGGGAGAAGAAATCCAACTCAGGATCAACGCAATTCAAAATGCCCAACGCCATAACAGCGGTGTTTACAGTGGCATTGGTCTTTGCAATATGCGAATGCAGCACTGAACCATCAGATCCAGAAACCGCAGCATGCACCCAACCATTCCAACCACTGCGCACAGTGCCCATATCGGAGACGGTAGTCGCCGCCCCCATCTGCTCGAGCACCAAATAAACGCCGCTTGAGGGAAAACTCCACCACTCATTGGTTCCATCCCAAAGGACTTTAACCTTAACACCATACTCCAACGCAGAACCAGCAGCGTTCTGAGCTACCCACTGACTAGCGGCTGTAGAGCCACCAGAAATATTCGCGGGCGGAACAAAGTTGCCGGCTGCAAGAGTGAGAGAAGGGCCGTTCCCAGGGTTCACATATTTCCATCCTGCTGTGACAGCGGAGACTAAACAAGTATACCCTCCAGACAGACTCGAACCATTATCAGCAGCGGTTTGCACCTCAATGTCGTACTCAAAGAAGAGCGATCCAATCTCGTACTGCTGAGTCGGCAGATACGCGTTTGCACCCAAGATGTTGTGAGCATCTTGAACAAAGATTGCGAATTGTCCCATCGCATTCTCAATCGCTGTGGCCATATTATTAGGGTCGACCACAAACCACCCGCCTCCCGGTCCAACGGCACTTGATGGTTTCAGATCAAGATGGTCTGAAAACTCCCCTTTGAAATCATCAGGCGCTTTAGCCATAGGCACGATAGCCTTGATGCTGTGCGAATCATAATTGCTCAGCGTTCCAGCGGTCGGCGCAGCATATTGCGCAGGGATGTCTTCATTAGGGTCCGGTTCGTGCACAAAAAGCATCGTACCAGCATTGGTGCCAGGGGGAAGGGAGCTTTTGAAGGTGAAGCGGGCCTTGAGCAGACGCCACTTCATAAACAAGTTCATCAATTGGCCCAAGCGGGTGTTTGGAATAAACACTTGCGGGCGAATCTGCGTCTGATAGAGATTGGTGCCACCCACATCCGCTCCGGAAGTGGATTCGGCACTGGCCGCAGACAGAACAATCTTTGCAACAAGGTCCCGTCCACCGAATTGGGCACGTTCCATGTTGAATTTGTTTGCCTGCAAGAATGCGAGCCTGCTCCCACCGCTCCGTGTTTTCCGGGGGCGGGCACGGGCAGAGGCACTCATAGCAGCAGCCAGTTTCATCTCTTGCTTCACAACTCGTTTCTCCTTCTGATGCATCATCTTCTTCACGGTTGAAGCCAATTTTTGCACTGATTTCGATTGGCTCTTTTTGGGCATTTCGATTGCTCTCTTTGCTGTCAAAGAACGTGTCTCGTGTAATCTGTGCTTGAATGGATTGACTTCCAAATTGTCGATAGCGTACACCAACTTCTTCGTAGTCCAGCCTAATGCGTTAGCAACGGGTTGAACGAATTTGTTTTGTACGTCTTGACCAAAAGACGTCGTGTTTGAAGATGAAAATTCGATTTGCACGGAATCACGTGCCACTTCACAGAAAAAAGAAGGGCTGCCAATGCAATAAAGCACAGCAACCAAATGCATCGATGTCAAAACTAGGCCAACGAACAAAGGCCCTGGATTTTCTTCAACACACTCAAGTCTCCTCTTCCATCTCTGCAAATCAATTTGTTCGAGCTTGGCGTAAACAGCGGGTGTGGCACCACTAGTCTCAAGGCCGAGCATAAAATTCTGCATCAACTCTTGCGAGAGAGCAAGCTCAGGTCTTATCCGCACGAGACAATCGCGCAGCTCTTGAAATTTGTCGTCAACAAAAGCATACTCCAACATCAAGGACAACAGCTGATCCGGATAGAACGCCGTTTTGCTTGACTCTTTACAGGTCAAAGCAAAAGCGTGTTTGTTCCAGTTCAAAGGAACCGGGACATACACGCCACTCTTGTGTTTAAAGAACTTGTGTGAGCAGAAGGTTCGATCCTCCAACCGCCCAAATTCAGCTTCTTTACAAGTGTACCCTATACTAGATAGAAACCGCATATAGTCTAGTTTGTATTTTTCTCGGAGTCTTTCAAGCGTATCGTCACCAATTGAGGCAACTTTATGCTGTTGGTTCTCGTAGAGTCCAAACCGCACCAGACAAAAGTACACTTTGTTGATCACTTGCATTCGCGAATTGCCACTAAGAGTAATCATTGAGCCACTGCGCACAATGCCCGCCTCAAGTTGTTCAAGGATGGTTCCATCCGAAAAAATCACTCGGGACTTAAGCAAAGAATTATAGCACGCATCAAATCCTCTCTTAAAGACATCATTGGGATTTACGCACAATCGCCACCGCACATCAAGTTCCATAAGAATGGTGTGTTGCGAGGCACTCATGTCCCAACCTTTCATGTCTTTATCACAAATGCCATCAGTTCCGTCGTCCAGGTCTTTGAACAAACGGTGGAAACCGCCTCTAACATTCGACATGCCGCCTTTCGACGGTATTTC